TGTCAATTGCAGAATTTGTACCTGTTGGTACACTGCGAGAAGTGAATGTTACATCTTGTAATTCTAGTACACTAATAGAAGTCCAGTCAATGTAATTGTCAGTGGTTTGTAGTTCAAGGCTAGGATTGAATAATACTAGTATTTGCTCTAGTATTTGTAATTTTTGCTCGGTACTAGTCGACCAAATGTCAACTTTAAGAGTAAGATCGAACGGAGTAGGCATCAATCGTTCAACAGTGTAATTAGCTCCTTCAGAGTAGACGTAGTCACCAGTAGCATCATCAATATCTCTTTCTCTTATGTGCAATTTACTAACAAAACTACTGTCACTTAATCTATCTCTAGCTAGATCTAGGTCATTAACGTAAACAGCAATACGAGGAGCAGTTGGTACAGTATTTTCGCTATTTTGATTTACAATAAATGCTGCCTGTCGATCTTGATCTCCATACATAACAGGAACTCTAACTAATGTTCCGTCTCCATATTGTACTACAAAATTACTAAGCATTCTAATAACTTGTGTAAGATATCTTCTTATTTGTCCGTCGTAAAAATATTGCATTAGAAATCTGCCCTAGGTTTAAGTGCTTTAGAAAGACTCTGACGTTCTTGAATATTATCTCCAGCAATAACTGCTGAATTAGTGTTATTGATAAATCCAGTTTTTTGAGTATTTCTATTATCTGTATTAGTAATTGTGTGTCGAACTGCATCTTCAACTTTGATCCAACGTTTACCGTCATACCTAAACAGCCTGTTAGGCATAAGATCAGTACGTAAAAAGAAATCATCTTTTAGTGCCGAGTTAGGAAATTGTATACCAAACCCAAAATCAGCACCATTAGGTGGAATCCCATCACCAATCAAATAACCACTGTATCCGGCACGTTTTGCACGTTCGTTCATTAAACTGGCATCTAACGTGATTGCACTAGCATCGATGTCAGTTTCGTCTGCTGTTCTTAAAGCAGGGTTGCCGTTTTCGTCTAAGGCCAGTGTGTAATAATGTTGTGTCTCAAAACCGCTCTTAGGCACATCTGCTTCCGCTTGAGCAATTACTGCATCGTTAATTTGAAGCTGTTTATTATAGTTACTTAGTACATCTCTTAATGTTTGATTAGTAGCTTCCCCAGTAACAGGATTTACAATAGCCTTGTCAAAAATTTCTTTATACTGCTGACTGTCTACTATTTTTCTTAATTTTAATCTGTATAAGTGTGGATACCATGTACGGCTAAATCCTTCAGCAGCACGACCTACTTCTTCAATAACAAAGTATCTAGGTAGTGCTACATCAAAGTCGTTAAGAGCAAACTCGTCACGTAAATGTGGAAGTTCTATAACATCTCCCGCTAAAGGTTTACGTCCGATCATACTGACAAAATCATTAATATGTACAGTCATAAAAACTGTATCATTGTCAATCATAAGTCCAAATTGACTTAAATTAAAATCAATATCGGAAACATTATAGATACCTCTAAGAGTATAAATGCTAGTATCGTATTTTCTATCACGATTTTCTAACAACAACAAGTCTTGTATGTTAGTTTCTTTTACAGCATCATACCTGGGTTGGTCTGCTGTAGCTTCTTCTAAACTAGGATTTCTAGGGCCTAGATATTTGTGCAGATATACGTCAGTTCCGCCAACTTGAAACATCTCAGAAATATTACGATCTAAGAACTTGTAATCAGCACCTTTTTCTGGCTTGTAAATTGATAAACGGGGCATAGTCTAATATTTAGCGAATAAATACATAGGGAGATTGGAATGTCAGATAATCCGCAAGCCGTTAAACAAAAAGTATTCGATTATTGTCGCACTATGCTAGGTGACGGCATGATCGATGTTGAGCTCGATCCTATTCATTATGAAACAGCACTAGAAAAAGCACTAACTCGCTTTAGACAGCGTAGTCCTAACAGTGTAGAAGAAAGTTACATGTTCTTAGAATTAGAAAAAGATCGCAATGATTATATTCTTCCTCAAGAAGTTATTAATGTGCAAAGTGTTTTTAGACGAACGCTGGGATCTAGAACAGGCGGCGGAACCGGTACAAACTTTGAACCATTTAACTTAGCCTATACTAACACATACCTATTAAATTCAACTATGTTAGGTGGTATTGCTACATATTTTATGTTTGCTAGCTATCAAGAAACAATTGGTAAAATGTTTGGTAGCTACATTGAATTTCAATGGATCCAGTCTAGTAAAACTTTGCGAATTTTACAACGTCCATTTACAGAAGGCGAAACTATAATGTTACGCTGCCAAAATTACAGACCTGATTATGTTATTATTGAAGATCTGTATGCAAGACAATGGATTAAAGATTATACACTTGCAAACTGTAAATTAATGTTAGGTGAAGCTCGTAGTAAGTTTTCAAGTATTGCAGGCCCGCAAGGCGGCGGCAGTTTAAATGGCGGCGACCTTAAAGCTGACGGAAAAGCTGAAGTTGAAAAATTAGATAAAGAACTTGAAACTTTAATTTCTGGCGGAACTGGATATACATTTATTATAGGCTAATATGAAAATCTACGAAGTTATTACAGAAGTACGTCAACCTAAACCTACTAAACGTCAAAGTCAATCTAGTAGAGGATTAACTATATATGGCGATTCTGAACGTGCTAACAGTGACTATGTAGCTTTTAAATTAGGACAAGCAATGGCCAGTACAGATGGCAAAACTAAACCAGACATTGATGGCAAAAGCTGGCACGGTAAAAAGAAAACAATTCATCCCTATACAGAAGTTGAACATGAAATGTTCAAACAGGCTGCTAAAGTAGTAGGTGCAGACTATCAAGATCTAAACAAAGGCGATATGCGTAGTCTAGAGCTCGAAACTACAAACATAACAAGTCCAGTTGCAAAGCCCAAACGCAACAAATATGGCGTATAATCACTATTGACAAACTTGTAAAAATCGTGTAATATATAGTATCACTGGGGGATACTATGATTGTTGGCTTTGTTGGTTTTATTGGTTCAGGCAAAGATACTGCCGCAGATTACTTGGTAAATTTTCATGGATATCGACGAGACTCGTTTGCTAACACACTTAAAGATGCAGTAGCTTGTGTTTTTGGATGGGATCGAACCTTACTTGAAGGGCGTACTAAAGAAGCCCGTGAATGGCGAGAGCAAGTTGACATGTGGTGGGCAGAACGCCTAGGTATGCCTAACCTAACACCTCGTTGGGTTTTACAATATTGGGGTACAGACGTGCTTCGCAAAAGCTTTCATGACGATATCTGGATTGCTAGTCTTGAAAACAAAATGCGTAAAACCGCTGATAATATTGTAATCAGTGATGTGCGATTTCCTAACGAAATTCAAGCAATTCATAATGCAGGCGGCATTGTTGTTCGCATCAAACGCGGTGATGACCCTGAATGGTATCAAGACGCTGTTAACATGAACGAAGGAAGCGGTAATATGAGCTGGCTGCTTAGTACCGATAAATTAAAACGTCTAGGGATACACGCTAGTGAAACTAGCTGGGTTGGCGGGGATATTGATCATACTATTTCTAACAATTCTACCATAGATGAACTGTTTGAACAAATTAGAAATCTGGTAGAAGATCGCCACGACGCCACTGAAACCCTTCTTTATGTAACAGCCTCTGGCAATTAGCACATACAGACTTTAAATTACTGTGACGAGTATTATTGAGATTGCCGTCTATGTGATAAACATTAAACTGTTCTTTGTATTTTGATTTAAAATTACATTTGTCGCAAACAAGCTTTATGCGATAACCATCTTGATACCATTTAGGCAGTCCTTTAGCAGTACCTCCGTACCTAAGACAAGATTCGCACTTAGATCTGTAATAAATCTTTCCTGCTTTTTGATAGTTTATCGCCGCGGGTCTCAACCCGCATGTACATAATGGTCTAGTCATAAAGCTATTTATAACTGCCCTTTTTGATCCCTTTTTGGTCTGTTATTACTAGGTATTTTTTGATACTTTCCAATAAATACTAGTAGAACAAAAACCTTAGGAGATTCCAAGATGGCATTAAGTTCACCAGGCGTAGAAGTCAAAGTAATTGACGAATCGTTTTATACACCAGCAGCTCCTGGCACAGTACCACTAGTAATTGTTGCCTCTGCTGAAAACAAAGCAAACAGCGGAGGTACCGGAACCGCCCCGGGCACACTTAAAGCCAACGCTGGAGAAGTTTATCTTCTAACAAGTCAGCGTGACTTAGGTGATGTATTCGGAGATCCAGTCTTTAAGACAGATTCGAATAACAATCCTATCCATGCTGGAGAGCAAAACGAATACGGTTTACAAGCCGCATATAGTTTATTAGGTGTTAGCAATCGTGCATTTGTTGTACGTGCTGATTTAGATCTAAATCAACTAGATGCTCGCGCTACAGAACCAGATTCAAATCCAGCCAATGGAACACACTGGCTAGATACTAGTATTACAGCATTTGGTATTTTTGAATGGAACGGTGCACCTGTAACAACACGTGGCGGACAAAAGTTTACTAACAAAGTTCCTCGTGTAATTACAGATTCGACTAAAGTCGATTCTGGCACAGGCGGTCCTTTAGCTTCGGTTGGTGCTATCGGCGACTATTGTATGGTAATGGTCGACGACGATCCAGATACTCCTACACTAACAACTAGTGTTCCTGGCAAATTATGGTACAGAAGCAGAGGTGTTGCTCCTGGACAAGATCCTGGACAGTGGGTTGAAGTAGGGTCAAATGAATGGTTTAAGAGTTGGCCTGTAATTACAGGAACAGCAATCAATCCAAACTTAAATGCAAACAACGGTCAAACATTTACAATTAATGGTGTAACAATTACAGCAGGAACTACTTTAGCTAGTGTTGTTACAGACATCAATACAAAAATGGCTGCACAAGGGATTAGTTCAGCTATTGTAAATGGAAAACTTGAAATGTATTCAGACGGTGCTCAAGGTTTAAATCCTGAAGATAGCACATCTGCTAACAGTGTAGTTATTGCTAACGGTACAGGTACACTAGTTGCTGCTAACGGCGGCGTATTAGGTATTAAACCAGCTACTTACTATGCACCAAGATTAACTATTAGCAAGCATACACAAGTTCCTCAGTGGAAATCTTCAAACGCTGCTCCAAGACCTACAGGTTCTGTATGGATTAAAACAACCGAACCTAATTTAGGTTCACGTTGGAGAGTAAAACGTTGGGACGACGCAACTAGTGCATGGGAAAGAGTTGAGGCTCCGCTTTATGCTAATGGTGAAACTGCTATCAACAATTTAGATCCAGCAGGCGGCGGCATAAGTCTTCCAGTTGGTACATTATATGTACAAACAAATTACACAGAAGATAACGGCACAGATAATAGTCCTCGTTTAGCTTCATGGAAAATTTGGCGCAAAGGCGGCTACGAAACTGCTACTGTGATTAAAACACAAAAAGTCATTAACGGCAACGTTACAGCTGGTGCAAAATCTTTCAGACTTGCAGAAAGTTTACAAGGTTCTAATGTACTAGGTGACTACGACGGAAACGGTAGTTACAGTTATAAGACTGTAAGTTGGACAGCTACTGGTACTATAGCTGATGCTGACGCAATGGCTGAAGCAATTAATTCAGCAGGGTTTACAAATATTGAAGCAGAAGTTGATTCACAAAATCGTGTTTTAATTAAACACAAATTAGGTGGCGATTTCCGTATGAAAGAAGGAACAGGAACTCCTCTTGTAGATTACGGAATCAGCGCATACGATTATGAACCAAGTTCAGGTAGTTATAGAACAGGTACTGAATTTGTTTTTGCAGCACCAGCAGGTGATATGTTGCATGATTTTGTAGCAAGTTCATGGGAACCTTTAGTATATGCAGCTAATGCAGATGCTCCTACACGTATTCCAGTGGACGGACGCCTATGGTATAGTTCTGTAATCGACGAAGTTGATATTATGATCCACGATGGTGAAAACTGGGTTGGATATCAAAATTATGCAGACTACGGTGCAACAGATCCAAATGGTCCTATTGTAAGTGCAACAGCACCAGAGCTTCAAAGTGAAGGCGGCGCATTAGTAACAGGTGATCTATGGATTAGTACAGATGATATGGAAAATTTCCCTCAAATTTATAGATTTAATTTTGATTTAGAAAATCTTCCAATTGCAAGACGTTGGGTACTGCTAGACAAAACAGATCAAAGCACTGAAGATGGAGTACTATTTGCAGATGCTCGCTATAATACAGCGGGAGCAAATAGCGACGAACAGGGCGATATAGTAAGTTTACTAACAAGTGACTACGTTGATCCTGATTGTCCAGATCCAGCATTGTATCCAAAAGGCATGTTACTATGGAACTTACGTAGAAGCGGTTATAACGTAAAAGAATTCAAACGTGATTATATTAACACAGCTGATGACAACGTTCGTTATGACCCAGGCTCAACAGGCGGTCAAGCAATGGCTGACTACTATCCACATCGTTGGGTAACAGTTTCTAGCAACCAAGACGACGGCTCTGGTAGCTTTGGACGTAAAGCACAACGTAAAGTTGTTGTACAAGCCTTACAAGCTACAGTTAATAGTAATCAACAGATCCGTGACGAAGACGGACGTATCT